TAATCCTGAATGGCATAAGAACTTCCGTAAGATATTTGATAAGCATGATGTAATGTTGGCTGGATGCAAACCCGAAAGGCTGTATAAAGTCCATATTAATTCTATATTGACAAACGATTGGGAAGCAGTAAAGTTGGAAAACTTTGAAAGAGCACCCGAAAACATAGAAATCCGTAAAGAATGGAGAAGAAAGCGTGATGCCGACAAACTTATTAACGCCTGAACAGATTGAAAAGGTAAAACACAATCCTGTATATGCAATCCAATGGATACCAATTGAAAAAGTATTTGCTAACGATTACAACCCTAATTCGGTAGCCCACAATGAAATGCGCTTGTTATATGTAAGTATTAGCCATGATGGATACACTCAGCCAATTGTTACTATTTATGATAAAGAATTAGATCGTTATGTGATTGTGGATGGATTTCACCGATATTCAACTATGCGATTGAATAAAGACTTATACGAGAAAAATGGTGGTTTATTGCCCTGCGTAGTTCTGGAAAAATCAATTAACGATAGGATGGCTTCAACTGTTCGACACAATCGAGCAAGAGGTAAGCACTCTGTATCAGGAATGGCAAGTATGGTATTTCAAATGCTTGAAAATGGCTGGAAAGATGAAGCTATTTGTGCTGAAATAGGGGTAGAAGCAGATGAGTTAGTACGCTTAAAGCATGTTACTGGATTTTCAAAGCTATTTGAGAATGTAGAATATCGCAAGTCTTGGGAAACAAAACGCCAAATTCAATTACGCAAACAATACTTGGAAGAGCAAAATGCTGGCAACCATTAATATTAATGATATTAAACCTTACTGGAGAAATCCTCGTAAAAATGACAACGCAATTGCGGCGGTTAAAAAGTCAATTGCGGAATTTGGATTTAATAGCCCAATTATCGTAGATGGTAATAACATCATTATTGCTGGACATACCAGATATAGAGCCTTGCAAGAACTAGGACATACTGAAATTAATTGCATTGTTAAAGCTGATTTAACCCCACAACAGGTAAAAGCCTATCGCATTGCCGATAACAAAGTAGGCGAAATCGCTGTATGGGATATGGAAAAGCTCATGCAAGAATTAAGGGAAATCCCTGATATTGATGAAATGCAGGATTATTTCTTAGATATAAACCTTAAAGACTTCTTACAAGATTCAGGTGGTCTTAACTTTAAACCAATTACCCAAGCTAATATTGATAAGATTGAAGGCGAATTATCTGCTAAGTTTGATGGAATGTCTGTAGAACGACAAAGTACCTATGTTGAAGTAATCTGCCCACATTGTGCAGAAACATTTAATGTAGATAGAAACGAAATCTATAAATCCAGATGACACCTTTAGAATTAGCTTTAGAGCTTGAAAAGGCTGGTACTGTTGAATGGAAGCATTTAAGAGAAGCGGCTAAGGTTATTCGTCAGCAATATGCCATGATTCAATATTACATCTCTAAGGATAATTTCGGCTCATTTGAAGAATATCCAATAAATGTATCAAAAGATGAATGAAATACCTGAAAAAGATATTTATGTCTTATATACAATCAAAAACAAATCACCGATACAAAACCGATTTATCAGTTTTCTAAAGAAGTTCAGAAAAATAGAGCAATTCATTAGGGAATACGATAAAAATGAAAAAAGCTGAAAAGGAACTGTATGATCGCATGGTACGATTTGGCTGTATTCTCTGCTTCCAGCTTGGATACGGAGAAGGAACACCATCCGAGATACATCACATTAGAAGAACAAGATCAAGAGCCGATAGTCCCGCAATCCCTCTCTGTAGAGAACACCATAGAGGAGATACTGGAATACATGGGATGGGCAGAAAAGCCTTTGAAAGAAAATACGAAACAACAGAAGAAGACTTATTAGAGCTAATACAAGAATCTTTAGGTTATAAGTGGATAGAAGTGGAAAAAGGTGTATATTTAGGTAATCGTATTCAGTAAAACTATGTAAGTTATTGATTCATATAGAAATATAGTGGTATCTATAGAAATTCAAAAAAACTGCATAGTTTTATTGTTCTGTAACTTATTGATATACAAAAGGAAATTAAAAAATCCTAATTTTTTTTAGTGCTTATGACCACAAAAACACCTAGACCTAAGATAAAAAGAAGAACTCCCGATCAAGTTAAAAAGCTATTGATTAAACAGGGCAAGTTTAAAGAGGAAACCAGAGGTCGTAAATCTCATAGACCTTCTGAAAGAGATAAAGAATTTGTCAGGATGCTTGCGGCTATGAATGTTAGCCAAGACGATATAGCTACTAAAATGGGCATTAGTGATGACACCCTTAGAAAGTATTACAAAGATGATATTGAAGTAGGGCGCATAGATGCTAATGTCCAAGTAGCTACTCGGTTATATCAAAAGGCTTTGCAATCGGATAATACCTGTATGACTTTTTGGCTTAGTCGCAGGGCTGGATGGAAAGAACCAGATGTTGCAAGCAATGAAAACATTAATGTGACTGTTACTGGTGGGTTACCAGATTAATGGAAATCCAAATTGCTATTCCAAAACTGCATAGTGGTCAAGTGGATGTATTCAACCAGCGTAGTCAGTTAAATGTAGTGCGTTGCGGTAGAAGATGGGGTAAGACTAGGTTATTGGAAACTATTGCGGCTAGTGCGGCAAATAAAGGCTATAGCGTAGGGGTATTTGCTCCAGAATATAAACAGCTTGGTGAACCATACGATCATATTTATGAAATGCTTAAACCTGTTGTTGCTTATAAAAACAAAAATATCCGAATCAGAACCAAAAAAGGTGGAACAGTAGACTTTTGGCGGTTAAATGATAATGAGCTTGCAGGGCGTGGATTTGAGTATGACTATGTATTGATAGATGAAGCGGCGTTTACCAAAACCCCGCAAATGTTAGATATTTGGCAAAAGTCCATAAAACCCACAATGTTGACTACTAAGGGTAAGGCATGGGTATTCTCCACACCTAAAGGCGTTGATCCAGATAATTTCTTTTATAAGATATGTAATAACCCAGAAATGGGTTTTACATCTTTCCATGCTCCAACCATTACAAATCCTTATGTTCCACAGGATGAATTAGAGAAGGAAAGGCTATTAAACCATCCTTTGGTGTTCCAGCAAGAATATCTAGCTGAATTCATAGATTGGTCAGGATCAGCATTTTTTAGTATTGATAAATTATTAATTGATAAAAAACCATTACCATTTCCAACTAAAATAGATGGTGTTTATGCAGTTATTGATACAGCCGTTAAAGGCGGTCAAGAACATGATGGAACTGCTATTGTGTATGTGGGTACTAACAAATTCTATGGTCAAGAGCTAATAATCCTTGATTGGGACATTATTCAAATTGATGGTGCTATGCTTGAAAACTGGATGCCAAGTGTGTTTCAACGATTAGAGGATTTAGCGGTTCAAACAAGCGCAAGGGCTGGAAGTCTAGGTGCTTGGATTGAAGATGCGGCGGCTGGATCTATTCTGTTACAACAGGGATTTAACAAAGGTTGGAATGTCAAAGCCATTGAAAGCGGATTAACTGCAAAAGGCAAAGACGAAAGAGCAATCAGCGTTTCAGGGTACTTTACACAAGAAAAGATGAAGATTACTGAGTTTGCATATGATAAAACAGTCAGTTTTAAAGGCGCAACTCGGAATCATTTATTGCAACAATTAGCTCAATTTCGCATAGGCGATAAAGATGCTCATAAAAGAAGCGATGACTTATTGGATGCTTTTGTTTATAGTATTGCTATTGGCGTTGGCAACGGAGCAGGATACTAGGGATAACTATGTCTTATATTAATATTACCAGCACACAGGTCGGCTCTCAATTAATGGAAATTCTTGAATCTGGCGATATTCAGCCCGGTTCTGATGCTGGATACGGACTTTGTAAAACTCTATGGGAATATCATCCATTAGGCGGAAAGTTAGTAGAAAAGCCTATTATGTTAGCTCTTTCTAAGCCTAGAGTATTAACTATTGATTGTCAGCCAAAAGAAATGCTTATTGATGCGTTTCGTAAAGAATGGGAAAAGATAGGTGCTAACAATCACATAAGAGATATTTCATATATCAAAAGAGCTTATGGTGCGGCGGCAATTGTTTATGGGGGTAAAAAATCAGATGGTTCATATATTCCTACAAATGAAACCATTGATCCTTGGACATTACCTGATTTAGAACTTTACTTTAACCAGCTTGATCCATTGAACTTAGCAGGATCAATTGTTACCAATCAGAATCCTAATGCTCCTGACTTCCAAAAGCCATTACCTTATGCAACAGCTTCAGGACAGCCATACCATCCAAGCCGTTCTGTAGTGGTATTTAATAACACCCCAATATATTTATCATATCAATCTTCTGCGTTTGGATTTACAGGTCGTTCTGTATTTCTTAGGGCGTTATATCCATTAAAGTCTTTTATTCAGTCAATGATTACCGATGACTTAGTAACATTTAAAGCTGGATTATTAATTGCTAAACAAAAGCCAGCAGGTTCTATTGTTAACAGGGCTATGCAAATGGCGGCTGGTATTAAGCGTACATATTTGCAAGAAGGCGGAACAGGCAATGTATTAAGTATTGATGTTGAAGAAGCAATTGAATCTATCAATATGAACAATACCGATACAGCCATGACTACCGCTAGAAACAATATCATTGCCAATATTGCGGCGGCGGCAGATGTTCCAGCTTTATTGATTAAAGATGAAGCATTTACTAATGGTTTTGGTGAAGGTACTGAAGATTCAAAAGCTATTGTTCAATATATAGATGGTATTCGTGAGGATATGCACACTCTATTTGTATTCTTTGACAAAATTGTTATGCACAGGGCTTGGAATAAAGAGTTTTATGCTTCTATTCAAAAAGAATATCCAGATGTTTATAAGAAAAAGACTTATGAACAAGCATTTTATGAGTGGAAAGATGCTTTTAAAGCTGAGTGGGAAAGTCTATTAGAAGAACCAGATTCGGAAAAGGTTAAAACTGAAGAAATCAAACTCAAAGGACTTACTGAGATTCTTCGGACAATATTGCCTGTTATTGATCCAATGAATAGAGCTTTAGCTATCCAATGGGCGCAAGACAATTTAAATGAAATGCCAGATATGTTTCAAAGTACCCTGCAATTGGATGCTGAAGCAATAGCTGATTATGAACCCCCACAGGGCGCAATCCCTGAAGAAAAAGAACCAACTTCTAGGTAAGTATGACCTTTTTCGAGGTTCTTACCGCCGCAATCAATGACTTTATCAAACATGGCTTTGATAATAAAAAGCGTGTCGATGATTGGCTTAAAAAGCTAAAGGATGCGGCAAATAAGGCTATGATGCCTGAATCTCAGATGCA